GAGGAGGTTGAGGAGGTTGAGGAGGTTGAGGAGGTTGAGGAGGTTGAGGAGGTTGAGGAGGTTGAGGAGGTAGAGGAGGTTGAGGAGCAGGTTGAAGAGGTTGACGAGGAGGTGCAGGTAGAGCTGCAATTGCAGCATCTATTTCCACAAGTTTAGCATCTATAACAGCATTTTTCTCTGCTAAGTTGCTACGAGGTCTTGGAAAATCATTTTTTACACCAATGATTGCTGCTTGTTGCTCACCTACGAATGTACTATTAATATAAGTGAGTATTTGACCAAGATTTGGTAATGGTGGTTGATTTACAAATGCTCTAAAAGTCATTAAATGTTGTCTATAAGTTCGACCATTATCAACATTAAATGCTAGTAAATCTTCTGGTGTTAATGCTCCACCAATTTGTTTTACTAATTTAACATAATCATTTAATCTTTTCATTAATATATATATATATTGTATATAATTTAAATATTTTTAAATTTAAATTATATTTTAAGTAGGGTCAATTTCATAAATAAAAGTAGAAAGATCTCCAAGAAAATATAATGCAATGCCATTTTGATCGTATAATGTGGCAAATGAATCTTGTATTATATCTTTACCATCTTTATGTATACTGCGATTATAAAACTGGCTTAGTTCCGCTTTTATTCTATTTAAATTTGTAACATATATTCCATTATATTTTCCATTATTGTTCATTACTAGTGCATACGGTTGTAAGTCTGCAGAATTTAAATCAGATGTTAATCCTCTTGGGGTATATCTATAATCTAAAAATACTTTCTTTATTAAATCGATTAAAGCATCAATACTACCAGGTACAAGTTGTGGTACTACAGGTACTAATGGTTCAACTGGTATTGACGGTATTGATGGACCAGGTGGAGGAGGTCCAACTTGTCCTGGTAAAGGTGGTCCAACAGGTCCTGGACCCGCACGAGCTACCTGAGAAAAAGTTAATGTAATTCTAGATAACTGTTTGAGATGGTCTCCATTTATACCTCTTGTAGTAGAAAAATTTATTAATCTATCTGCTATAGCTACTTGATTCGCCCGATATTCTCCAATACGGTCTGGTCTAAGTTCTAAATCGGTTGCAATTGTTGGACTATTAAGATTGGCGACTGTTATATTAGCACCAGTACCTCTTATTCTAAAATAATAATTAACAACTTGTAGTAATCCATTAAGATCTACAGCGTCTTGAATTTCTTGTTCGAATCCAGGTGATGCACCTCCTTTTTTTGCTCCACCAGTAAAATATGTAATATATTCTCCAATAATATTATTTAAATCAAAACTCATAATATCTATAAAATAACTATAGATATTAAAACTATATAATTAATTTATTTAGTTCATTCATTTTTTTAACCATTAAATCAAATTTTTCTTTTGTTGTTTTTGATTTTGCTTCAGTTGTTGCCCATTGTCTGGTTCCATTTTTAGTTAATGTTGGATGCCTTTCTATTATAAATTTATCTCCTCTTTTATCTGATGCAGGCTTGTAATAACAATATTTTGGTATCATTTCTGGAGTTACTCCGCAATTTAATGGTAGGTTACTGGTGACAGATTTAAACCCTTCATTTATTAATTGTTTTGCCAAATCTTTTGCTTGTTGATCAATTGGTTGTTCTTTTTCTTCTTCGAGTACAGCTAGATTCTTATTAATGATTTCTTGGGGGAAACCAGATAATTGTAATATATCGTTGAAGGATTTCCGGAGGTCATTTCTTTGTTTAACATTATTTAGAGTATCTAATAGTTCTGCATATTCGGGATTTTCTTGTTTATATTCATCAAGTTTTAATATAGCATGTTGTAACTTTGTTTTTAAATCTATTTTTTTTGAGCTAGATGAGAACCATTTAAATGGAGGATCTGTAAATTTAATTTCTAAATAAAAACGATCTCCGTGTAATCCTTCTGGTTTTTTATAATATATATTTTTAGGTATATCTTGTGGATTAATACCACATTCTTCTGGTAATTCGCATATTCTTTCTCGTTTTTTTTGATTAATATTTTGATGACTTTGAGATAGTTCTCGTAAATTCTCTAAACGATTATCACACCCAATTCTATTAATATGATCAATTGTATGGTGTTGCCCTTTTCCGTCAAATGTTAATCTATTCATGACAAAATTATGAAGATATATTTCTCTTTTACTTTTAAAATTATCATCCTCATAATATGTGTTACCAATATATCCACCATCTTTATAATGCCATTTTTTTAAAATTACTTTTTCCTTTTTATCAAAGTCAATAAGAAATAATATATCATCTTCATTAAAACTTGTATAACAAACAGTATATCTTTTATCTTTATAATTAATATCTTTGTGTGTAATAGTCGATATAGTTTTTACAGTAGTTTTTGGAACAGTTTTAATTATTTCTTTTTCACCAACTATTTTTCTTTCAGTAAATTTTTTAACGACTTGAACTACCTTTTCAACCTCTATTTTTTCAATGATAGGAACTATAATTTTAATTTCACGAAGATCATCAGTTTTTGTGTAAGTCTTAATCTTTGTTGACTTTGGAAGAGACATTATGTATATAATATATATAAATAATATGTCTTTATATTAGTTTTTTAAAATTGCAATTTTTTGAGTTCTAAAAAAATACAAAAATAATAAAACCACGTTTAATTTGAATAAGCTAAACCTGCCATTCCACTCATGACACGTAATACGTTGTAGTTTACAGCGTATACAGAGAATACAGAGCTAGAGTTGAGGTAGTTAGCTTGGAATCCAGATTCAGCTACACCACTGCCTTGGTTTACACGGCCGAAAGTTAATGCGAGGGTTGCATTATCAATACGGGAGAAATTGCAAGTACCGGAAGGTTGGTGTTCTTCGGGGTTGAGGGCAAAGGAGTATACGTTAACACCGTCGGCGGGGGTGTTGCTGAAGTGTTGCCAAGGTTGAACGTAGTTGAAATAGTTTCCTTCACGTTGGGAGAATCTGTCTTGTCCATTGAGTTGGAGTAATGCAGTTTGGGTCATGTTTTCAGAGCCATCTTGTTGAAGACCAAAGTTATCCCATTGGTAGACTACTACATCTCTGGATGCGGCACCATCTCCATAGAGGGCGGAGGTAGGTACAGCTAAGGTTCCAGAAGCGACGCCAGAATCAAAAGTAAAAGATGTTGGTAATGTTCCGTTTAAGGGATAAGAGATATAGTCAGCGGGTAAGAGTTCTCCGAGGATAGTGACGTTATCTACATCGGCAGCTGCAGTTGTGCTTGTAGCAGCGATTGCTACAGCGTTAATTCTTTGGAATACTGCTGCATAAGAAGAATTAGGACCTGCTGGGTTGATGTTTCCATATGAATCTACAGTTATATAGCCATTAGAAGCAACTAATCCGTACTTGAGAACAAAACGTTTAGTTGCTTCTAATCTAGTTTCTTCTAAGCTTGCAGGGTTGTAGGCTAAGAAAGATTGTCCACTAGTGTAGCGACCAAGCTTGCTTGCCCATATTAAGAATTTGCAAGGGTGATTTAAGTTTAATCTGAATCTGGAGTTGGCACCAGTGATAGATTCTTCGCCGGGAAATTGAAGAGCTTCGATGAGGTATTCGTGAGAGGCTTGAGCGAAGCGTTTACGTTCTTCAGAATCTAAGTAAATGTAGTCTACATAGAGAGAGCAGTCTTCCATAGCAAGAGAGAGAGTTCCGGCTAAACCTTTGGATGTGATTGCAGTACCACTTTTACTTTTAACTACAAGTAATTGGTCAATGGGTCTGAATTCAAAGTTGACACGAACTTCGTGGTATTGGAGAGCAATTAAGGGAAGAGCTAAACCATCGAACTTGCAGAAGAAGAATTTCATGGGGACCCATAAGGTGTATGCGGGGTGTTGTGTGGATAAGCTGGTTAAAGCGGGTACGTTACCGATCATGGTATTGAAACCACGGTCTTGGCCGAGCTTTCTGGAAAGTTCATTCCAGATGGTGAGCCATTCACCCCAGTGTTTGTCAATACGAGTTCCACCGATTTCGAGTTCAACGTTGTCGATGAGAGAGTGACCAAGAGAGGTTACCCAAGCCCATTCGGCACCAGCATAGGCACCAGTTTCGTTTACAGTGCTTCCACCGGTTACTGCTACTCTGAGGTACATCTTGGTGATTAAATCACCGTTACGTACGATAGGGCATTGTACTTTACGACCGAAGTCTCCTTGTCCATTGAAGGTTTGTTCAATGGATTCCATAGCAAAGTTAGTATGTCTGCGGTATACTACTTTGAAAAAAGTGATTTGAGGATTACCTGTAAGGTAAACATCTTGTGCGCCATAAGCTACTAATTGCATTAAACCGCCACCCATTTGATATATATATCTTTATTATAGAAAAAAATTTTCGAGAAACAAATTAATTAAAAAAATTAAAACTATATTATTTTTTTAATTTAAGAAGAAACCATAATTTATTAATTATATATGTTTAAAAAGAAGAATTCAAAGTATCACTCAATATTACAGTCAATTAAAAAACAACCTGTAAAATCAAATTTAGCTGCTAGACACGATGAAATCACCAATGAACTTGAATCATCTAAAATAAAAATCGAGAAATTAGATGAGGAATTAGTGGATTTAGAAAAAAAGTTAACTGAAACAGTAAATATATCTGAAAAAAATACTATAAATATAAAGTGCAGTGAATTGCGTTCACAAAAACAACAGTTATCATTGTACGACGAATATGATTATTTACATGAAGTATTTGATATTTTAATGGATTACGAGGATGATAGTCAAGATAAGTTTAATCTATTGAACCAATATTTATCAAAAGTTGATAAAGAGACTATTACAAAGGGTAATAAGAAACGTAATAAATTTGATAATATTTCTAAATTATGTGAAAAGTGTAAAGATGAGATGATACTAGATTTACATAATGGATTAATGGTATGTAGAATTTGTGGTGAAAGTCAAACAATATTAGTTGAAAGTGATATTCCAAATTATAAAGAAGAATGTAATGATACTAAAACATATGTAGCATATAAAACAATGAATCATTTTAATGAGTGGCTAAATAAGATTCAAGGTAAAGAAGTTATTGAATTAAGTGATGAGGTATGTGATAAAATCAAAAAAGAAATTAATAAATATAATCTAAAAGGGGATGTAAAAAATATAACCCCTTATTATATGCGTGAAATATTAAGTAAATTGGGATTAAATAAATACTATGATGATATACCGTATATAATTTTTAAAACAACTGGAAAAGAACCTCCTCAGTTGGCGAGAGAACAAGAGGAAAAATTAAGATTAATGTTTCGAGAAGTGCAAGAACCATTTAAAATTTATAAACCGAATATGCGTAAAAATTTAATTAGTTATTCATATATTATATATAAATTGTGTGAATTAACTGAATTAGATTTTATATTACCATTTATACATTTATTAAAATCTGATCAAAAGATAAAAGATATGGATATATTTATATGGAAGAAAATATGTGCACACTTAAATTGGGAGTTTATTCCATCTATATAATAAAATACTTGATGTGTCTTCAAAAACAGAAGTTAAGTTTTTGACGCTAACGTGAAGTGCTTAACTTTATTACTTCACGGTAATTAACTTTTTATTTAATTAATTTTATTTTTAGAATATAAAATTATAATAATATTATAATATATGACTGGTGGATTAATTCAAATAGTCGCATATGGTACTGCCGATGTTTTTCTAACGGGAATGCCACAAATAACATTCTTTAAATTAGTTTATCGCAGATATACAAATTTTGCAATAGAAAATTTAGTACAAACATTTAGTGGAACTAGAAACTTTGGAAATAAAATTTCATGTACACTCGATCGAGTAGGAGATCTGGTAAATAAAATGTATTTACAAATTGTTTTACCAACAGTTTTATTACCAAATCCAAATTATGTTTCAAATTATATTGCATCTGATGCTACAGAAATATTAAATTTACAGATTCAGTATACTAATTTTAAGAATATAATAAATTACATATTTCAATATTATCGAGAGTTAAATAAATACATATCAACAATTAATCAAAATGTGAGTTTATCCAATTTATTTAATAAAGTCCAACAAATTACAACTGTATATTATACATCGTCTACATATACTAATCTTAAAACTCAATATAATATTGTATATAATAAGGTTATTCAAGTTAATCAATTTATACCAACAAATAAATTTTATGATTCAAATGGAAATTATTTATATAATAATTTGAAATTTAATAACTTTAGTATATCTGATATTGATATTATAAGAATTATTACAAATTATAATCTATCATATTATGCTTCATCTGCAAATTTAATTGTAGGTATTAAAAGCGAATTATTAAACTTTAAAAATAATATTAAACTGATGGATAATTTTCTATTTAATAATATTAAGAATTATCAGAATAATCATATAAATTATCCAAATTATAAATTCAGTTGGATAAAAAATATAGGACATCAAATAATAAAAAATATAACTATCGAGATTGGAGGACAAGTTATTGATAGACATACTAATGATTGGTTTAATATTTGGAATGAATTATCATTAAATAGTGAATTGCAGCGAACATATGACAAATTAATTGGAAATATTAATTCATTAACTACATATGATTATACTCAAAAAGATACATATACATTAAATATTCCTTTATTATTTTGGTTTAATAAATATATATCTGGATCCTTACCTTTAATATTTTTAAAATATAGTGATATACGTATTGAATTAGAATTAAATAATATTAATAATTTAATATTCACAGATGCTCCAAAAGATTACAACTTTCAAGATACTTTACAAATAATGGATATAAGCTTAAATGTTGATTATATTTATTTAGATGTAGATGAAAGAACTAAATTTGCTCAATCTCCTCAAGAGTACTTAATAGAAGTTATTCAGAATTATAATTATCCAAATATTAATACAACTACTGTAACAATTGAGTCATACTTTATAAATTCTATTAAAGAATTATATTGGGTTGCTCAAAGTAATAACAATCTATCAAATAATTTTTTAGATACATATAATTTAGGTATAATATATAATATACAGGCAGTTAATAATATTGTTACATCTACATTAGAACAAAAAATACAACTAATTATAGGTAATCACGTATTTAATAATGGAGATACAATAAATATTTTTAATTCACAGAATTATAATGGAAATTATAAGATTGTTTCAGTAGATTTAACATCAATTACAATATATTCAATGTTTTATAAGAATGAAAATGATAGTTTTCTTCAATTAGTAAAATTTTTAAATCCCTCTCCTAAATCTACATATGGAGATGTAAATCCATTTCTTTCAACATCGTATACATTTGAACAATATAATAGATTCCAAAATTATGATAGTAGTTTTACAAATTTTGTACAACCTTATAAATATCATTCAAAGACACCCGCTGATGGTATTAATAGTTTTTCATTTAGTTTAATGCCTGAAGAATATCAACCAAGTGGTACAGCAAATTTGAGTTCATATAAATATAAATCATTTGTGTATAAAATGCACGATCAACTAATAGATTATATTCAGAAGAAAAACGATACATTAACTATTAAAACATATGCACTTGGATATAACATTTTGAGTTTTAAAAATGGTATGGCTGGATTAGTATTTAATATATAAATCATCGTTTTTCATATCATTCTTTCCCTCCCTTTCCCTTCGCACTACCCTATCCCTCTCTTTTCTTTCTTCTTTTAAATTTTTTATAATTTTTAAAATTGTCCCCTTCTCCCTACTTTTATTTTTATTTCCACATGAAAATTTTTATAATAATATTTTTATGATGATATAATTTTTACATTATGGTATCATTTTTCTAACGAATAAAGAAAAAATAAAAAATAGTTTAGTTGATAAACTCATTGCCTATTTAAATAAAAAATTGAAAAGTTAATTCTAAATTTAAATTATCTTATTTTATTATTATCATACTGAAAAAAATCACTGAACTTACTAAGGGACAAAAATCTTTCTTTAAAGTCTGTACAAAACCTCTATTAAATCAAGTAAATTTGTGGAATCATCATCTACCCAATATTCAACCCCATTATGCAGTTAAATGCAATAACGACGAGTATCTATTAACAACTCTTGCCAAAGCTAAAGTAAATTTTGATTGTGCAAGCTATGGTGAGATAAAACAAATACTTGATTTGGGAATTAATCAGAATAGAATTATATATGCAAACCCTTATAAGAGTATAAGTGATATTGAATATGCCTTAACCAAAAATATACCATTGACAGTCGTTGATTCAATTGAAGAATTAGAAAAATTAAGAAATAAGAATATTGAAATTTTGATTAGAGTAAAAGTAAATGATAAAGATTCTTTAATGCCTTTTAGTTCAAAATTTGGAGCAAGTTATGAAGAAATCATTGATATTTTAAAACTTGCAAAGAAATATAATATAAATATATCTGGATTTTCATTTCATGTTGGTAGTGGATGTTATAATTCAAATCAGTATTATGAAGCAGTAAAAACAATTTATGATATTATGATAAATACAAAAGATTTAAATCATAATTATAAAATTATTGATATTGGTGGTGGATTTTCAGGTGAAGATGATGAAAAGTTTATTGATCAAGCAAATAAAATTAATGAAGCTTTAAAATTATTTAGTAGTTCATCAAACATGAATATTTTAAGTGGTCTTAAATTTATATCTGAACCAGGTAGATATTTTATGACAAAAACACATACTTTATATACACCAATTATTGCAAAAAGAAAGACTGAAAATAAAATCTTCTATATAATTGATGAGAGTTTATATTCATCATTTTCAAATATAACCTATGATATGGCAAAACCTACTCTAGAATTACTAAATCCACCAACCATTAATTCTGATACTAAATATCATGATAGTACAATATTTGGTAGAACTTGTGATTCTGCTGATAAAATCATGGAAATGAAATTACCAGAATTACAGATAGGTGATTATTTTGAAGTAAAAAATATGGGCGCATATACTACTGCATCATCAACAAATTTCAATGGATTCGCAACCACTGAAAAAATCTACTTATGTTAGTTTGTTAACTAAGATGAGATTTTTTTTATTTTAAAAAATTAATAAAAATTAACTTATTATTTTATTAAATTAATTTTTATTTAAAAGATCATTATATAATAGAATTATATGCCAGCTGGAATAATACAATTATTAGCAAGTGGAGCACAAGATAAAATATTGATAGGTAATCCACAGTTTAATTATTTTAAACAGGTTTACATGAAATATTCAAATTTTTCAATATTTAATTATGAAGTATTAGTACCATCACAATATGATTTTGGAAATTTAATACAATTTGAAATCCCAAAAAATGGAGATCTATTACATGGAATTCAGGTAAAGATTGAATTACCACAATTATCCATAAAATATAATAATACGACAGATGTAGAAATACAAAATATAAAAAATCAATATTCATATAAATCATTGGATTTAACAAAATATGCTTATAATTTATACAATTTAAATATGTTTCAAGATATAATTTCATATCAAATAGGTAATACATCAAATATAACTAATTTTGAGTTATTCTTATATAATTCAAATACTAATACTGAAACTTATAATGTGGTTATTCCAAAGATTGACTTAAATCAATATATTAATCCAGGCACAACTGAATATTATTTTAAAATAAATCCAAATCCATTATTATTTAGTAATTCAAATATTAATTTTAATTATCCTTTAATTGATACACCAATTATTGATACAGATTATACAGTATTTTATAATAAACTTTTATTATATGCAAATAGAAATACTAAATTTACTGCATCGTTCAATGTAATACAAGATTTATTAAATAATAATGATACTACAACTTTATTAACATCTAATAATATAAAAAATATGTTATTAAAAAATATTAAAGATAATCTATTTAATAATGAAGAATTTGCATCAATAGATTCTCTTATAAAATACATTAATTCAATCAGATTTATTCGTCCTATTACATTATTTGATTCAAATATAATTGGTAATTTTATTAATGGTGGAGATAATGATTTAATTCAATTACCCGAATATAGTCAGACATATTATAATACTAGTAATCTAGAAGAAGTTATTATTGAAGCATCAATTTCAAATAAAGAGTTAAATTCACTTGATACACGTATATTATATGTATTAACAACAGATCTTACTTATAATCCTACAAATATTATTAGTTATAATGGTATCAAATATAGTTTATATAATATTCTAAAAATAGACTCAATTAATAAAGTAATATTAGATTCTTTATATAATGAACTAACTATTACATCATATATATTTGTAA